GTAGTATTAAAACTTAATGAGGGTATAGAAGATTGGAGAAGATATGTTGAACTAACTTTTAGACAGTATGCCCAAAGATACTATTATTTTTCAGGTAATCAGACTGCATATAAAGAGTTTAGAGATGAGCATTGGGAAGTTAAAGTAGAAGGTTATAGTCTATCAGATCTACCTTTAGGTGTTGAAAGATCTAAATTTAGAAAGAAATATTTGTTTAATTTAAATAGATATGATTCCATTGACTCTGCTATAAGAGATATGATAGATAGAGTAACAAGTTATAGAGAGTTTGATATGAATTTTTCAGTTTTACCTGTACGTGATAATAGTAAGGATTTAAATATTTCAATAAAAACTAGAAGAATATATAAATCTAATAGAGTTTTAGGTATAAATATAACAGCAATTTAAAAATCTCCTTGACAAGTATCAATATATGTATTATATTGTTCAATATAAAGTCCACTTATAAAAAATTTAATCTGTTAATTTTTAGGTATTTTGTACTATATTATTAAGTGGACAGTAATTTAAACATTTGAGAAAAGGAATAAGATTTATGGAATTTTTTATTAAGACTGCAGAAGTGCAGAGAGCAGTTAAGTTATTAAGTGTTTCCGCTAAAGTAAATACATTATCTTTTGAAGGCAGAATTTTGGTTCGTGCTGAAGAAGATAGTGTTAAGTTCTTATCAAACAACGGTAAGACAGGGGTGTCTTATGTTGTTCCCGCCAAAGTAATCACACCAGGTGAGACTTCAGTGGTTTACAGTAAAATTAAATCATTTTTGATGACATTTCAACCATGGGATGGAGAAACTGGTGCGGAAGAATTTCATTTTATTATGGAAAATGGTAAAATGAATATTAAAACTAGTGTTAAGCACCTTAATGGTCAAATAGCTAAAAGTAATTTGAAAGTAGATACGATTCGATCTGACAATATACCAAAGATTGAGGCGGTGGAAGAGCCCAATATGATCCTTAATTCAAGTATTATTAAGACAGCTGTTGATAAAGTTCTTTATGCTGTTAATCCAAAAGATACTCAAACTAATTATGCCCAATGTATATGTATGATTTTCACAGAAGATCATGTAAGCTTTGTTGCTACTGATGGTAGGGTTCTTTGTGAGTACAAAGTTAATAATGATTGTAGCTTAAAAGAAGGGGCATATTTGTTAACACATGAGTTTATTATGGGACTCAGAAGAATAATTGTTGATGATGTACAGCTCTTTTGGCAGATTGATAAACGCATCGCTAAAGTTGATTTTGATAACATTATTTTTCAAGGATATATTCAAGGGATTAATTTAAAAAGTGAGTATCCTGATTATAAAAAACAATTTACGTTGTTTGATTCTTCTGTAGAATTAGAAAGAGATATGTTAGTTAATGGTCTCTCTTCCTTTGTTGATATTCTGGACGGTGAAGATTTTAATAGGGTTTCTTTTGAGATTAAAGACAAAAAGTTAAGCATTAGAACTGATGTTTCTAATTTTGAAGTGGAGGATACTAATCTACCAGAGGATTTATCTGTAATTGTTGACGTGAATGGTAAAGATATGTTAAATACACTTTATTCTATGAGTGACGAGGATGTAGCTATTAAATTTATAGATGAGACTAAAGGCTTGGTGTTTGATTCTATTGGTTTTGAAAAACAAAAAGCTTATGTTACTAATCTTATGAGGCGCTAAATGAACAGCCTTTAGAGCCGCAATCCCCGAACGGTGTTCGGGGTTAGGCTCTTGACAAGTAGGATTTAATGCTTACTATTGGTTTTGGATATACTTTTTAATAACATCTAAAGGAGCACCGCCAGTGGATACTACAAAATACTCAGAAGACCAAAGAGTTCTGGAATGTTTTCCCCAATACGGAAAAGTATATTTGTTGTGTAGATACGAAGAAGACCGTACTTTTAGTGCTCCTATAACACTACCAAGATTGTCTTGTGGTGTTGTTTCCAAAAGAAAATGTATGTGGTCTTCTTCGCCGTTTATTTCAGAAATGCTTAAAGACATTCGTTTAGCCATTTCTGGGAGAGTTAAAATCAAATCTTGGAGAATGTGTTGATGCAGAACTTTATATCGAAACTTGGTAACAAATACAACATGGTAAACGAGAAAGAACTTGCAGTGTGTCTTACTTTTAAGGTCGTTATACCTCATAATCTTACTCCTATTTTGGATGAGTTGTATCAAAAAGCATCTGTTTGTGTTAATAGAATGTTAGAAGACAGAACCAAATCTTCTTCAAAATATTACAAAGAGATACCTTGTGTTCTTGCTAAAAGTCTTATTTCTAAATACCAAAGAAATAAGAAACTAAAAAAAGTTAAAAATCTTGTTTTACCTGTCTGTGGAGATAAAGGAAAACAAGTAAAGATTGTAGAAGGTGGCATTAGAGTTCCAGCCTTTTTCAAAAAATCTATTTTACCAGTCAAGTTCCCCAAACCCATTTCTGGATTTATTAGACAGGTAGAGTTTTTCAAAAGAAATGGGAAATGGTTTATGTCCTACTCTTATAACACTCCTGCCTTACAAGAGCAGGAAGTTCAAGGCTTTCTTGGTGTTGATAGAAACAGTGTAGAAAATGTTGTAGTTTGTGCGGATGTTATGTCTGGAAAAGTTAGGAAGTTAGGACCAGATGTATCTGGAATAACTAAAAACTTTCGTAATAGAAGGAAAAACTTACAGAAGAAAGGAGCTAAAAATGCTTTAAAGAAAATCAGAAGAAAACAGTCAAATAGAGTTAAAGATATTAATCATAAAGTGAGTCGTTCCGTTGTTGACTATGCCAAATCACATCGTCTTGCTATTGTATTAGAAGATTTAGGAAAGATTTCCAAGAAAGTCAAAGCCAAGAGATATGTTCAGAAATCTCAATGGTCTTTCTATCAGTTGGAAACTTTTGTCAAATATAAAGCATCTTTGCTTGGCATACCCATCTATTTTGTAAACCCAGCTTATACAAGCCAGCTTTGCTCAAGGTGTGGAAGTATCAACAAACCAAACGGAAAGAACTACAAATGTTCATGTTCTCACTTTGACCATAGAGACTCAAATGCAGCCTTTAATATATCTGCTAATGGGTGGTTTCTTTATGAGCAAACGGTTGGACACAGTGCTTCAGCCGTGCGGTCTATTGGTGGTCCGCTAAACCAGGGTTCCGAAAAGGCGGTTCAACTGGAATCGTCGGGCGGTGCCCGATGAGCATCAATGAGAATGACCCTAAACTAAAGAAATTACAGCAATCTTTAGATGATTTTACTTCTGGAAACTTTCTTATACCTGATGATGTCAAAAGAGATAATTTAGTTAGGTGTTGTATTGACATACTTAAAGATTGTGGTTATATTATAAAAATACCTGCAAAGAATGTAAGTAATGTTACTAATATGAATGATTTAATATTACATTATTATACTAGATTGGATAGGTTTTATCCTAATATTCGTCCAAATAGGGATGAAAAAAAAGATAGGAAAATAGGTTCTGATTTAATAAAGCGTATTAAAAATGACTTTAATTTGGAATATAAATCTGCCCTTTTAGAAGCTGTAAAAATAATAGATATTATACTAGCTAATCCAGATAGATTTGAAATAGAGCATGGTATGGTAGGTAGTTTTTCTATATTAGGCCAGGGAAAAATGAAGTGGTTAACAGATAAAGCAATATCTGCTTTAAACAGTACGGAGTATCAGGATGCCCGTAGTATAGAGCTTGCTGATAAGTGGGGAGAAGAGTATTTGGCATCAAATGGTAAGGAGTTAGGATATTTATAAGGAGATTTTATGTCTAAAAAAACTGAAAAGAAAATTAAAGAAGAAGAAAGTAAGCAATCAGAAGCTAAAGAAGATGTTGCTTTAAAGGCTATATTTAAGAAATACGGCAATGTTGTTTCTGCAGTATCTAATTCAAATACTAATATTAAAACAATTAGTACAGGCTCATTGAGCCTAGATCTTGCTTTGGGCCGTGGTGGAATGGCTTTGGGTAGGATTTATGAGGTATTTGGGCCTCATAGTGGTGGTAAGAGTACACTTGCTGTCAATGTAGTTATTCAAGCACAGAGAAGGGGCCTTAAATGTGCATATATTGATGCAGAACATGCAGTAGATCCTACTTTGTTTGCTAATTATGGTGTAGACTGCGATGATTTGCAATTAATTCGGGCCTATGGTGGGGAGGATAATTTAGATATTCTTGAACGACTTGTTAAAACAGGTATCTATGATGTGTGTGTTATAGATAGTATAAGTGCATTATTACCCAAGGTTGAGGCAGAAGCAGATATTGATAAAGATCATATGGCTCTTTTGGCAAGGTTAATGAGTAAAGCTATGCGAAAGATTACACCTATTGCAGCAGAAACTAATACACTTTTGATTTGGGTAAATCAGATCAGAATGAAATTAGGATCTTACGGCTGTTTTCACTATGATACTTTGGTTAATTTTGTAGATGGTAGAAGTATACCTATCGGTAAAGTAGTAGACGATAAGATACAGGGCAATGTGTGGTCTTTTAACGAAGAGACAGAAGAAATAGAATCTAAGCCTATAATAGGTTGGCATTATAATGGTGATGTTGAATGTAATGAAGATTTTTTACATATAGAGACTGAATCTATTGATGGTGGTGGAAGATTTGGTTTTACCTGTACACCTAATCATGAAGTACTTACTGATGGTGGATGGAAAAAAGCGGAGGATTTATTATTAGATAGTGAATTGGTGTCCAAATATAAGCAGACAGTTAATGGTACTTATAGTGATTTTTTAGCAGGAATTTTGGTTGGTGACAGTCATATCTCTATAAGGAATAAAAATACTGGAAGCCTTAGACTGCAAGATAGTAGTAATAAAGATTATATTAGTTGGAAGTTGGGTAAACTACATAATTTTATATCTTTCAATAAAGTTGAGTCTTCTCTTGGTAAAGTTAGATATGATAGTGAATATACTTATGAATTTTCTAAGATTAAAAGAGAATTAGGTAGACGAGATCCAATGTATTTATTGAATAATTTTACAGCCATGGGTTTTGCGGTTTGGATTATGGATGATGGTAATTTGGATCTTAATGATGGGCATAGACGTTATGGACTTTCAATTAAAAGATTAAAGGGCAATGTTGATGCATTAGAGGAGATAAAAAATAAGTTTATTTCTTTAGGATTTGCTTGTAAGTATTATATTGAAACTGGATTTTTACAATTTGAGACTTCTGAAACTGACAATATAGCTAATGTTATTTGTAAATATGTGCCTAAATGTATGGAATACAAACTTCCTATTGAGTATAAAGGTAAATATAAAGAATTTACTTTAAGTAATACTTTAAGTTTATGTACTGATATAGTTAGGATTAAAGAGATTAGGCCTGCTTCTAAAAAACAATTAAGGAAGATGAGAAAATTTGACATTTCTGTTAAAGACAACTGTAGCTATATGGTGGGTGGTAGCCGAAATGGGGTAGTAGTACACAATTCACCAGAAACTACTAGTGGAGGAGAGGCTTTGTCATTCTTTGCTACAGGAAGAGTCACAGTTAGAGGCCCTGAAGCTAGATCTCGTAGAATTGTTGATTCAAGTGGTGAAGTGATCGGGCATACTGCAGAGCACGAAATTGTAAAGAATAAATTAGGTGAACCTTTTAAAAAGGCATCACTTAGATTAATTTATGGTAAAGGCTATGATTTCGATTGGGAAATGCTGGATATGGCAACTAGTTTAGATATCATTGAACGTGCAGGCTCCTGGTATAAATATAAGGGGGAGAATATTGGGCATGGCGAGTCGAGTGCATTAGAAAAAATTAGAGAAGATAGAGAATTATTTAGTAAGGTGAAAAAAGAAGTTATAACCACATTAGGGTTAGGAGAACAATATGAGCTTCATAGCAACCCAGGTCCTTTGTATGCTGGAGAATCTATTTCCAGCAAATCCACATAAGAGGGTTTTTTCTGAAATATATGTAAGATTTAGAGGGAGTAGATTGTTTTTTGACTTCTTTGTTAAAGAGTTGTCTCTCTATGTAGAAGTACAGGGGAGACAACACACTAACTTTGTTAAGCATTTTCATGGTGATAAAGAGACATTTCAACAACAAAAATATAGAGATAATTTAAAAAGAATTTGGGCCGAAGAGAATGAGGTCTGTTTAATACGTTTTAATTATGATGAGGATATAACTGAAGAATTGGTTCTTAAAAAAATTAATATAGGGTTAGAGGAAGGTTTTTATGAATGATTTATATAATATTCGTACAATTTCTCCAGATTCAATACGTTATGGGAAAGATTGTAAAGACTTTGTATGTTTAAACGATGGAACTATTATTGGGGACTGTAGGTATTGTAATTTAAGTAATCAATGTGTTCAGGTTGATGTTATTGGTGGAATTCCTGTGCCCATGGAATCTAATACTTTAGAAATAAGAAACCCAAATACTGGGGAAGTTGTTGAAGAAGTTCATTATTGTACAGGATTCCATGATTTGAGACCCCTTAAAGAGAGAATTGAGGATGATAAGGTAAGATGATGGATACTACTCTATTTTCATTTAGTAATGTAAAAATAAATAAAGACTTGATGAATGAGATATGGGCTTTTGATCCCAATACTTTAGGAAGTTTAGATTCATTAACTATAAGTAAGTACTCTATGGCACTTGCACAATATTTAGTTTATTTTACTTATCAGGTAAATCAAACCAAAGCAATTCTTATGGATAAGCGGAGATTTTTCGATTCTTCAATTGTAATTTCACTTAATAAAGATATCCTTAAAGAATACAAAACTAAAACTGCTGCTACAGAATATCTGATAAGTACTAATCATGATCTTGGACAACTTCATCAGGAAATAGGTAATTTGCAGAATGAATTAGCTAGACTTGAAGGGATGGATAGAAGTATTAGTGAATTTATAGCTACATTTAAACGAGAACTTACTCGTAGAGAAAAAGAGTTGTTTACTACAAGACAAGAGAGGCGTTAATATGGAATTACAAATAAAGGAAAAGTTCTGTCGTCCAACAGAAGAGAGGGCTGTACTTTCTTTTTGCTTTAAGAGTACTGATTATTTTTACGATATAATTTCAAAAATGTCGGATAAGGATTTTCTTTACCCTGATCATCAGATGTTATTTGTTTTAATGAAGGGTATATTAGAAAAAGGCGCTAACACTATAGATTTATCTATGGTTATAGGTCAAGCACAAAGTAGTGGTGTTATAGATGTTATAGGGGGTGCTCCATATGTCCAGTCAATTAGTAATATAGAAGTATCTTCAGATAATTTTGAGAAGTATATTGATTTAGTTTTAGAAGCAAGTACCAAATATAGAGCTTATGTAAAGCTTCAACAGCACATGGAGTTTATTGCTCAAAATGCCCATGAAGGAAAAAGTAGCAGTGAGTTAATTGGAAGTATTGAAGCAGATATGTTAGATATGACTGTTAGATCTTTGGCTAATGATGATGCTGTAGAATTGAGTTCTACTTTAGATTCTTTTATAGAAGAGAGAAGAGATAGACGTATTGAGATGTCTGGAATGTCCACTGGTTATACTATTTTAGATAAGCAAATTGATGGAATGATACCTGGTACACTTATGGTAATTGCTGCCAGAAAGAAGATGGGAAAAAGTACATTTATTACTAATATCGGTTGTCATGTTGCTTATAATTTAGAGGTACCTACTCTCTATATAGATACAGAGCTTTCTTTTTCAGAATGGCAAACAAGAGCTTTAGCTAAAATGTCTAAAGTTAAAGAGAGGGATGTTAAACATGGGGGCTGGTCTCCTCAACAGTTGATGGCGATAGAAGATGCAAAAAGACGTATGTCAAGAGGAAAAATATTTCATAAATATATGCCTGGATATTCTGTTGAAAAAGTAGTAGCTTTATGTAAGAAGTATAAGATTAAAGAGAATATTGGACTTATTATTTTTGATTATATTAAAGAACCTGATTTGTCCTCTACAGATGGATCTAGAAAAGAACATCAGCTGTTAGGGGATATTACTACTAAACTAAAGGATCTTGCTGGGATATTGGATATTCCAGTTTTGACCGCTGTACAGCTTAATAGGGCAAATGATATAGCTGACAGTGATAGAATAGCTAGATATGGTGATATTATAGCGATGTGGGGTCCAAGAACTGAAGATGAAAAAGAAATGGCAGGCCGCAGTGAATGTGGAAATTATAAAATTCATATTCAAGATACTCGTAGAGGCGGTAGTACTTGTAAAGAAGGTATTGGTTATTGGTTTTTTAAACAATATTTAGACATAAAAGAGGTAATACCAAAACATCAATACTTTATACATAATCATATTGAGGAGTCTAATAATGATGACGCAGACGAAGCGACCTTCAGGTTATACAACGATAAAGACGCGATCACTTGATGATCAATTGAGTTTTAGGGATCGTATAGACTCAGTCAAACAGATAATAGATCCAGCATTTTTACTTGAACAGTTGGGGTTTACTATTGAGAGTGAATCTACTAAAGAGATTAGAGCTGCTTGTTTAATACACGGTGGTGACAATACTACTTCCTTTAGGGTTAACAAAGAGTTAAATACTTGGGTATGTTTTTCTCATAAATGTCATGAAACTTATGGGAACGATCTATTTGGTTTAGTTAGAGCTATAAATAAATGTACTTTTATGCAAGCTTTAGAGTTCCTTGAAGATCTTACTGGTAGTAGAAACGTTAGTAGAGATAAATTAATATTGTATAAACAAAGAAAAGAAAAACAGGAGTTTATTAGACAAAGTAATATTGTTTCAGAAAAATCTTCAATAGTAAATGAATCTAGATTAAAGTTTTATAAGCCTTATAGATCTTCTTTATTTTTAATTGATGGTTTTAAAGAAGAAACTTTAGATTATTTTGAGGTGGCTGGGGGCTATAGTGATAAGGATGGGCTTCTTAGGGATATAATTCCTATAAGAAATCATAAAGGTGATTTAGTAGCTTATAGTTTAAGAGATATAAGAAGAAATGTTGAGTACCATAAGAAATATAAACTTACTCCTGGTTTTGACAAAGACACTGTTTTATATAACCTTAATAATATTAAGGATTTAATACAAGAAAAAATATTAATTATTGTGGAAGGGTTTAAGAGTGTCTGGAGACTTTATGAATTGGGAATTAAAAATGTTGTTGCCTGTATGGGATCAGGAATTACTACAGGACAAGTCAATCTTCTTTGCACATATGCCCACCAAGGAGTATGCTTCTTTTTTGATAATGATTATGCAGGTGCTTCAGCTATAGGAAGATCTTTTGATCTTCTTAATGGTAAGATGCCTCTTTTTGTTGAAATAATAACAGAAGTTAATGAAGATGGTGAAGGACTTGACCCTGCGGAGTTGACCGATGAACAAATATTTTATTATATGAAGGATTATATGTAGGAGGAAAAGTATGAATGAGAGTTTAGGAGAAAATTTTGTTACGTTAGTAGGAAAAATTTCTAAAAAGGATTATAAATTAGTTGGACAAAACAATTTATCTTTGTTAAAAGGTACTTTAGCTATTCCAACGCCTAATGGTGCATTTCAGTATGTTAAAATAGCGGCCTGGCATGGTAATGCTGAAGCACTGAATGAACTTAAAAAAGGGGTATTTGTTAAGATACATGGGCATATTGAGGAGAGTTCTTTTGACGGTAAGTGTAGATACTGCAAAGCGCCTGAAAAGAAATATTGGACAGAAGTCGTAATTGATAATTTTATTGTAATGGAGAGTGTGTAATGAAAGAAACAGTTTATGAAGGGCTACCAACTATGTCGCTGTTACCTTTAGCACCAACCAGGTTTAAGGTAGTGGATGAGATAATGATTAAATTACCAAGAAGGGGTAATTATAATGAAATAAGCCCAGAAGTTTTTGATGAGGCTGCTGGAGATTTTGACCTATTAGTCGATGGTGTTCTATATATGCCATCTATTACTAGAGTTTTACTTGCAACT